TTAACAGGGTCTAGATTTCCTGTAGTGTCTATTCGTAACGGAGCACAGTCTGCATTGAAGGATTGCAGAGCAAGCTTTGAGTATCTCGATAGCTTTGATAGGATTACTATCTGCTTTGATAACGATGAGCCAGGTAAGGAAGCAGCTAAAGAAGTGGCTGAGTTATTCGGTAGTAAAGCATTTGTATTTAAACCTAAGCAGGATGGACTCAAGGATGCATGTGATTACCTTGCTAAGGGATTGAACAAGGAGTTTGTTGATACTTGGTGGGATGCAGAGAAGTATGTACCTGATGGGATTGTCTCAGGGTCTACCTTGTGGGACTTGGTTAATCAGAAGGAAGAGAAGGCTGAGGTAATGTATCCGTATCATGGTATCAATGATCTAACCTACGGAATCCGTCTCGGAGAACTTGTTACAGTAACGGCAGGATCAGGACTAGGTAAGTCTCAATTCCTGCGTGAGATTGTGTGGCAGATACTGAGTAAGACAGAGGATAATATTGGTCTAATGTTCCTGGAGGAATCAGTTAAGAAGACTGCTAAAAGCTTGATGGCATTGGCTGCAGATAAACCGTTACACCTACCTGATTGTGAGGTTACAGATGAAGAGCTGCGTAGAGCGTTTGATAATACCCTTGGTACTGATAGGTTGTTTTTGTTTGATCACTTTGGTTCTACTAGTGTTGACAACATTATCAATCGTGTTCGGTTCATGGCTAGGGGGCTTGCTTGCAAGTATGTTTTTGTAGACCATGTTAGCATTATCGTATCTGCTCAGGAGTCTGGCGACGAGCGTAAAGCTATCGATGAGATCATGACTAAGTTGCGTATGCTAGTGCAAGAGACAGGTATTGCGTTGTTCGTAGTGTCTCACCTTAAGCGACCTGATTCTAAGGGGCATGAGGAGGGTGCAGTAACATCATTAGCACAACTGCGTGGGTCAGGTAGTATCGCACAGTTAAGCGACATGGTGATAGGTTTAGAGCGGAATGGGCAGCATGTTGAAACTAACGAAAGGAATACAACTTATGTTCGAGTTCTCAAAAATCGTTTCAGTGGGCTTACTGGGCTTGCTTGTCGTTTGTTATATAGTCGTCACACTGGACGTATGAATGAATTACCACCTGAGGAGAATAGTTTATGAAGCATTTATTACTTGCAGTAACACTGATTATGGTGTATAATATTAGTATGGCATGTACAACAACAATCGTAACAATCAACGGAAAGACTCAAATATGTACAGTATGTCCAAACGTAATCACTTGCAGTTAGTGCCTATAAAATGGTTAGGAACTACGTTGTGCCTAGTAGGTATTGGACTGACAAGTTTGAATGTGTATCCATTGAATCTATTATTTGGTTTGATTGGGTCAGCATTGTGGACTTTAGCAGGTATATTACAGCAGGATGCACCACTAGTCTTAGTTGAACTTGTTGCAGCAGTTATGTACCTACTAGGTATTATTATTTATATTGTTAATGCATTAATAAAATGGGGAATTGTATGAGTTTGTTACAACTTACGAAAGTAATTAGTGCAGTAAATGAATTGGCATTGAAGGTACAGAAGTTAGAGATCCAGGTACAGTCACTACTGAATGATAAATACAACTTACCAAAGGACGTTATCCTTGAAGAGCCTATCGTTAGCAAGAAACCAGTACTTAAGAAGTCTACTTAGTGCAACTATATTATGCGTAGGCGTTTGCATAGGATGGGTATCCAAAGGAATTTACCTTGATATTCAATCACTTACATGCAATGACTTTAGCACTAGGCATACTATGTGGAGGGGTTTCTTATCCACTAAGAATGGAGAGATGAGGTGCTTTTGGTTAGAGCAGTCGTATCCCTGGAGAGTAAAACAAGGAGTAACAGAATGAGTTTTACTATTACTACGCACACTGGAATGAGGGTAGATCAGTGGTTCAGATCAGTAGACGAGCTGATTAATTCTATGTTAGCTAACCCTAAAGACAGGTACTGGAGAAATAAATGAAGATTGTACTGGACATAGAAACAAACAGTACACACGATAAGATATGGTTGGTAGTAACAAGAGACATCGAGACAGGAGCAGTAGTATCATGGAAACAAGCAAGTGGATTACAAAAGTATTTGGACAGTTGCGATTTGATTATCATGCACAACGGAATCGCATTCGACCTACCAGTACTACAGAAGAGTTGGAGCGTTACGATGAAGTTGAGCCAAGTGTACGACACTCTCGTAGCAAGTCGACTACTGAATCCAAGTCTCGAAGGCGGTCATAGTCTAGCAGCATGGGGTCAACGATTAGGTTTTCCTAAAGGTGACTTCAGTGATTGGGATGGTGGACTTACAGAAGAGATGGAGCAGTATTGTATCCAAGATACTTTGGTAACACAGAAGTTGTATGATGTATTGATTAACGAACTGAAGTATAACAAATTTGAACAGAGGAGTATTGAACTTGAACACAAGGTCCAAGCGATTATCGCAAAGCAAGAACGAAACGGTTTTAGACTGGATGAAAAGAAAGCTACAATCCTTTTATCTGAACTTAGCAGTAAGCTGGCTGCTATTGAAGTTGCGATGCAGGGTATTTTCCCAGCAAAAACAATTGAAAGAGTCTCAGAAAAAACAGGTAAGAGTCTCAAAGCCAAAGTCGAAGTCTTCAACCCAGGCAGTCGCAAGCAAATCGGTGAACGCCTCATCGAAAAGGGCTGGAAACCAGACAGGTTCACGGAAACAGGGCAGCCAATCGTCGACGAAGGGACGCTCGAAGGTTTAGATATACCTGAAGCTAAATCGATCAATGAGTACCTTATGCTACAGAAGAGGATAGCTCAAATAGAATCGTGGCTGAAGGCATTAGGAAGTGATGGTAGGGTACATGGTAAGGTGATTACAAATGGTGCAGTCACAGGACGAATGACGCACATGTCACCTAACATGGCACAAGTACCGAATAGTGGAAGCCCCTACGGTGAAGACTGCAGGGATCTATGGATTGTAGACAAGGGATATAAGTTAGTTGGTATCGATGCTTCAGGGTTGGAGTTGAGAATGCTTGCTCACTATATGAAAGATGATGCGTACACGAGTGAAGTCGTTTCAGGTGACATCCACACGGCAAACCAAAAAGCTGCTGGGCTTGGAACAAGGAATCAAGCAAAGACGGTTATATATGCATTCCTCTATGGTGCAGGGGATGCCAAGATCGGGAAGGTTGTTGGTGCTGGAGAGAAAGAAGGCAAAGAACTTAAGTCTCGTTTTCTTCAGAATACACCGTCACTCAAAATCCTTAGAGAGAAAGTTAGTAGTATCGCTAAGAACACGGGAACGCTACCAGGTCTTGATGGACGTAGGTTACAAGTTAGGTCTGACCACGCAGCACTTAACACATTACTCCAGAGTGCGGGTGCAATTGTTATGAAGCAAGCAGTTGTGCTGTTAGATGAATCACTTAGTAAGTTTGGAATAGACTACAAGTTTGTAGCTAACGTGCATGACGAATGGCAGATTGAAGTAGAAGAACCATACGCAGATATGGTAGGTAAGATAGGAGCACAGTCGATTGAGAATGCAGGTAAGGTATTACAGATGCGTTGTCCATTGGCTGGTGAATATAAAGTAGGTAACTCATGGAAGGAAACACACTAATGTTTGAAATGCGTAAACTAATCTTTCAATTGCTGCGTCGTGGAGATTCAATCAGTCAGATTATCTCCTGGCAAGAAGCACTAATTGATGAGCTGTTAACAATGAAGGACTATGCTAAGGCAATAGAAGAAGCAGACAGAGCACCATGAAGATTCAAGGAATACCTGCTGAAGTAGATCAAATGCTTGTTCTTGGTAATGATAAAGATTATCTTGTAGTGTATACATACCTGAGCAATGAGACAGCTATCGAGTTACTAGAAAGAGCATTAGAAGTATTACGTCATGAGCAAGAATTAGATTCTCAAACATTGACGAAGCATTAAAAGTATGGTATAATATATGTGTAGTATTTAATTAATAGGAGAAATACAAATGGATGTTACTAAACCTTTACCGATTCAAGCTGATCTTTTCTGGGCTGCTCTTGATGAGCCAAACAAACTCTCAGGAAAATACCAAGTAGACTTGAGTAATCTAAGTAAGGATGCTGTTAAGACTTTGATGGACATGGGTATCAACGTAAAGAACGATGCCAAGAAACCAGACCAAGGATTCTACATCACTGCTAAGAGCAAACTCTATCCTATCACTGCAGTAGATGAGAAGGGTAACTTTATCAAGGTTAAGATTGCTAATGGATCTAAAGCAGTAGCTTTGATTAAACCATATGACTACAACTTCCAAGGTAAGAAGGGTGTTGGAGTAGGTGTCAGTAAGTTAATCATCAAGGAATTGATTGAGTACAAAACTGAAGGTGTCAACTTAGCTGATCTAGAAGAAGAAGCTCTTTAATGTTTAAAGCCCTGATTGATGGGGACATCTTAGTCTATCGCATTGGCTTTGCTTCTGAAGAAGAATCAGAGTCAATTGCGTTAGCTAGATGTAGCGAGTTCTTAGAAGACATGCTGTTGTATAACGACTTCAATGAGTATCAGGGATACTTAACTGGTAAGAAGAATTTTAGGAATGACGTAGCTGTTACTGCACCTTACAAGGGTAATCGTAAAGCTGCTAAACCTAAGCATTATGATAGACTTCGGGACTACATGTTAAAGACCTGGAACTTCATTATGATTGAAGATCAAGAAGCAGATGATGCTATTGGTATTGCTGCTTATGAACAACAAGTAGGTGAGTATTGTATTTGTTCTATTGACAAAGATTTAGATATGCTCCGAGGAGATCACTACAACTTTGTTAAGGACGAATTCTACTTTATTGAAGAAGAACAGGGCATTAAGAACTTTTATAAACAGATGCTAATGGGAGATCGAGTTGACAATATCATCGGTATCAAGGGCATTGGTACAGTTAAAGCGGAAAGGCTACTTAAAGAATGCAAAGACGAAAAGGAAATGTATCTTGCTGTACTCGAAGCCTACAAGGGAGACGACAAGCGAGTCTTGGAGAACGGTCAGTTGTTGTGGATAAGAAGAGAACCAAACCAAATGTGGCAACCTCCAGTCTAATAGTGATTGAATGGTTGGATGCATTAGCTCAGGGAGAATGGCACGAACCTAAGCGAGAAGACTTGCATTGTAAGAGTGTTGGATTCGTTGTCTATGAAGATGAACAACAGATTGAACTAGCAGGTACTATCACAGATGGCATGTGCAACAACAGCATTACTATCCCTAAGCAGATGATAGTTAAACGAAAGGTAATTAAACTTGAAGCCCCAGTCAGCAAAAGCAAAAGGAAGAAAGCTACAGCAGTGGACAAGGGATCAGATACTCAATCGCTTTCCAACTCTACACCAAGATGATGTACGGTCAACGAGCATGGGAGCGAGTGGAGAAGATGTGCAACTCAGTCCTTTGGCTAGGTCATTATTTAATTACACAGTTGAGTGCAAGAACAGAGCAGCTATTGCAGTATATAAAGACTATGAGCAAGCAAAGACGCATGGATTAGTTGAGCCACTAGTTATCTTGAAACAGAACAACAGTAAGCCACTAGCCCTAGTTGATGCAGATCACTTCTTTGATATGGTGCAGAAACTTAACGATTTAAAACACCAGGTAGATGTACTTCTACTAGTGAAAGGAAACAAATGAAAATCTTTATTACATTAACAGAGTATGAGAATGAACCTGACAGTAGTGTTGTCACCTTACAGACTACAGTACCTGATGGTTCTACTCATTATGAAGTAACAGCAGTATTTAATCGTGCGTTGTCTGCTTTGTATGGATACCAAATTGGAGGAGCTTACTTTGACGACCCATCTAGTAATCCCTGATGTACAAGTAAAACCAGATCATGATTACTCGTTCCTCGAAGCGATTGGAAACTACATTGTTAAGAAGCGTCCTGATGTTATTATTAATATTGGCGACTTTGCGGACATGCCAAGCTTATCAAGTTACGACAAAGGAAAGAAGTCATTCGAGGGCAGACGATATAAGCATGATGTAATGGCAACACAACAGGCTATGGATATTCTCCTTAAACCTTTACGAACTTTACAAGCAAGGCAGCGTAAGAATAAGGAGAAGGTCTATAAGCCACGCATGGTGTTGACAATAGGTAACCATGAACATCGTATCAATCGTGCAGTAGAGAATGATTCAATGCTGGATGGAACTATTTCTATAGAGGATCTAAAGTATGTTGAAGCTGGTTGGGAAGTTATACCGTTTGAGCAGCCTATCATTATTGATGGTGTTCTATATGCCCATTACGTTACTGCGGGTGCTCTTAATAGACCTGTTGGATCAGCCTCAGCGATTATCTCCAAGAAACACCAGTCGTGTGTGGTGGGTCATCAACAAGGTAGACAAGTTGCTTACGCTATTAGAGCAGATGGGAAAACTCTTACGGCTATCATAGCTGGTAGTTGCTACGAGCACGATGAAGATTACATGGGTGCTCAAGGTAATCACTATTGGCGAGGTA